GTTTGGTCGTCCATAGCTTTGATTGTACGCCGTCCGGCGACCGCCGGCAACGCCCGCAACACCATACTCCGGGGCCCATGCTTCGGGGCCCTCAAGAAGACGGAGGCCCGGACGCCCGTCTCGTCGCTGCCAGCGCGGGCGAATCACTCCGTGCAAGAATGAAAAAACCCTTCGCGGCATCCGCGAAGGGTTGATTCGATGGTGGGCAGAGAGGGACTCGAACCCCCGACCTCTACGATGTGAGCGTTGTTCAGGAGTTGTCCCCCGTTTTCGCCCTTTCCACTAAGCCCGTAGTGATGGCCATTTTGGCGATTCACCTTTCCGTAGTGTCCACCCTGTGGCCCAGCAATTCCGTCCAGTTGGCCGCAGTTTGGCCGCAGTAGTTAGCGGCCGAACAGGACCCTCTCCAGCGCGGCCCGCAGGCGCGCCGGCTCCACCCCCAACTCCCGAGCCAGGTGCTCCAAAGGTGTCTCCGGCCGCGGCTCTTCGGCCAGGAACCATTCGATGGGTTTACCCAGGCGCTGCGCGATGTGGATCATGACCGGCAGCGAGGGCCAGACTAGCCCCTGCTCGATCTGGCTGATGAAGCTCTTGGTGCAGATGCCTTCGGCCAGCTCGGTCTGCGTCATCCTGAGCTCCAGGCGACGCTGGCGGATGCGGGCTCCCAGGCGCTCAATAGCACCGTTATCCATATTAAACGCATTATCTTCTCATTAGAGGACTCCTGCTCCAAAACCAACAGTGGCGAAACATGCCGTTCACGGAACGCTATCTGTACAGTCACGCGTTGGCCTTCATGCTCCGAAGGAATGTGCTCCTATCTGCAGAATTCTCATGGAGCCAAGGAGGAGATTCTGGTCATGGGACCGTCACAACGACAAATACTGAGACAAAAGATTCAGGCCATTGAAGCGCGATACGGGCGGCGGGTCTTCTTATTCGTGGGACCAATCCGCGGAGGCCTAGCGCTTCATGTGCTGAACGAGTGTCGTCGCGCCCTAAAAGGCTGCGACCCAGAGGAAACGATGATAGATGTGATTCTTCACTCTGGCGGAGGATCCGCCGACGACGCCTATCACGCGGCACTTGTTCTGCGTCGATACAGCAAACATGTGCGTGTATGTGTCCCGCTATATGCAAAGAGCGCGGCAACTTTGTTCAGCCTCAGCGCCGACGAGATCATGATGTCCGAAATAGCGGAACTCGGACCGCTGGACGCGCAGGTTACCGACCCGCGCAATCCTGCAAAGCAGATGTCTGCTCTAGACGGTTACCGGAGCGTTGACTACATACTTGAGTACGCTCTTCACACCCAAAATGTAGTCGTGAATAGAATGCTAGATCGCACTGCAGCAAGAATGCCTCTCCCGTCGATTATCGAGCACGCCAACAGCTTCATCCATCATATTGTCTCACCGATCGCTTCACAGATTCTTCCGCTGGACTTCGGGGGGTGGGGTCGCACCCTTGACATCGGACGTGACTACGCAATCCGTCTTCTGACCAGGTATGCTCGCATGGACGACACGACCGCCAGGATCATTGCATACAATCTCGTGTACAGCTATCCCCATCACGGATTCATCATTGACATCGATGAAGCCGCGACGTTAGGTCTCAACGTCCGTGCAATGGACCATGAGTACTACGATCTCGCCATAGAGTGCATAATGTTTGCGCAAGAGCACTTCGGCCTGCCTAACGGCGAGGAGCAGTGGAGTGGCTACATCGGATTTGCCCCGGATATACCTGAGGAACACGGGGAACTTTCGCCAGTTGTGGGGCTACAAAGTGATGGCGCGGCAGGGAAAACGCGGTCTCGGGTGGAAAGAAAAGCAGCTACAGAGTCGAACGCTAGGGCGAAGCACGACGATGAACCGGGAGGAGACAGGTATGCCGAGGCTCCAGGTCATAACGGCAGAGGTGCAACGGATGCCATTTCCGCCGCAGGTGTCGGCTGAGTTGTGGCCTTCGGACAAAGACAAGCGGTCCGAGCGACTAGCACTAGAGGACGCAAAACACCGTGCGTCTGCTATCAGAGCCACGGCATGCTTTGGTTATCGTGTGCGGGCGGGAAATTACACCCATCCGGGTCAGATACTCGGGTAAGTGCTCTGGACCGTCAACCAAACTTCCGTACAGTATAGCCTCCATGGAACAGCCTCGTGGCAAGCGTCATGAGGCTGTTCTTTCCATAAGGAGTACTCAAGGTGCCTGGAAGTCTCGTCACATTTTACCACGGCCTTGCTACCATCACCCACGGCTCCACCCGCCGCTCTGTCACTCGCCATAAGAGCCCGGCGCCGTAATCCCAGTCGCGGACGGTGCGCCACAACGACACCTCAGCCTCCATCCGGGCCGGCCAGCGCGGCGACCATCGCTGCGTGACGACCAGCTCGACCCACCATGGGTCATGCCGTAGCACCAGCGCCTCGGCGGCCAGGACCTCCAGGTCGTCGGCGTACCGGGCCATCAGCCGGTGCTCACCCTGCAGCTCGAGGGCGGCCGCCGGTAGCGCCACGAGTAGCACGAGGATAGCGAGCAGGACCAGAGCCACACTCCACCTGTGCATGTCAGCGTCCCCTCCATCGTTGCCGACTCGTCACCGTGTCGCCGGGCCGCTCCCGGACCAGCCCATTCAGCCAGTCCGGGAGCAACCGCTTTAGGACGGGTCCTGCGTCGAGGATTTTCCCAGCTCAGCTTTGTGCAGCTCGCTCTCCCGCGCTGCTACCCGCATAGCCAACGCTTGCGTTGTCGGGTCGGGCAGTTCGCCAAACCTCTCTTCCCACATGCGGAAGAACGCCTCTAGGAACGGAGCCGCCTTTTGAGCGCCCTTCAGCTCCTTGGTGATGCCCTCCTCCTCGGCAATTCGCCATGCGGACTGTGCGATGCGCGTCACCGTCCGCACGTAGCGGAACCACTCAGCGCCCTGGAACGTAGCCAGGACAGCCAGGAGGATAGCGACGACAATCTCCCAGTTCTCCAGGATCCACTCCATGACCGACAACCTCCTCTGCTTTCTTAGGCCAACGCCCGACGGAGCCAGCCGCGCTCAAACACGACCAGCTCTGGGCGCCGGTCAACCAATTGGTGGTAGTAGCGGGCCGCCTGCACCCGGTAAAGCTCGAGGAGTAGCGCGGGATTGACGCGATTGACAGCCCCCAGGGTCTGTGAGCCGAGGATGCCGTCGACGACCACATCCTCGCCGGCCATACGGAGGGCCTGCTGAAGCAGACGAACGGCGGTCACAGAGCCCATGTTGACCGCTAGGTCGAGGATTTTGGTGGCCACCCCTAGGTCCCGCACCTCGCTCAGTCGCAGGGGCTCCCACCAATAGCGCCGGTACAGCTCGATGGCCCGCTCCCGTGGCAGTGCCCGGACGTCGTCCGCGTCCACGTCCCCGTCACCGTCGATGTCGCCCTCAGCCAGACCCAGGCGCCGCAGCCAGGCCAAAGAAATGCCCCAGTGGGTGACGCCACCGGGGTCATTTGGGTGCTCACTCAGGCCGCCCTCATGGGCGAGGACGACCTCGATGGCCGCTCTGAAACGTTCATCCGCACTCACGGCGTACCACCCTTCCCAGTGAGCAGGTCTTTGAGGTACGTTGCCATGTACCCCAGTGCCGCCCCAATGCCGGCCACGTAGGCCCGAGATGTCTCGAGCGCCCGAATGCGGCGGCCGTGGTCGTCCAGCCGCTCGCGAGTGGCCTTCTCCAACCGGTCAATGCGCTCGGTAATCCGTCGCTCCATTGCCTGGAGGTCGGCCCGAAGCCACTCTAGGCGGCCGTCTTGCTCCATGGATCACACCCCTTCCGTGGGCATGAAAGACGCCCGAAGGCGAGCCTCTGGCACGACAAAGCCCCGCCGGAGCGGGGCTGGTGTGTCACTAGACCATCCTAGAACCTCAGTTCGACGCCTATCACGGGCCCTCGATAAAACCGCTCCATAGGCCAGGCGCGGTATCCGATAGTGGCGACGACGTTACCCCAGCTGTACCAGGTCACTCCTGGGCGTTCGCTGCAGCCTGCAGCGCCTCGATCTCCCGGTCGAGCTCCTCGACCTGGCGCAGCAGGGCCGCCCGTTGCACCTTGAGGTTCGCAATCTCCACCTCCAGGAGCTGGGGGTCGATCTCCCGGGTTTCCTCGGTGACCTTGGTGTAGACGATCTTTGATCCGTTCCTTGCGGCCTTGGCCGAGGCCAGGCGCTTCTCGGTGCGCATGGTATCACCTCCAGACCTAGATGTTGTCGATGTGCAGGTCCAGCAGGACCATGACCGCGAGACGGCCGCGCCGACTCGACGAGAACCGGATATGCTTGTAGCCCTCGGTGGTGCTCAGGTAGTCAGTAATGTCGATCGTCGCCTCGACTGGATCGTTCAGACCGGTCCGCACAGTCTTCCACGTCGCCCCGCCGTCGTCGGACACTTCCACGGTAACGTTGGTGGGAGTCTGCTCCTCGAAAATCCCGTACACGATCGGGTGGTAGTGCGACAGGTCCACCTGGTGGAAGTGCCTCGTTTCGAGCTCAGACGCCGGTTGGATTCCGGTGACCCGCTCATACGTGTGTGTGTGGTCACCATTGGCACTCGTCTCGGTGCTCTGCGTGTTCAGCGTGTGCGTATGGGATCCAGCCGACCACATGTCGTTAGCGAACGAGTACTGGTGTGTATGGTTCGCGACGCCGACACCCCACTCGTACACTCCGGCTGTCCGGCCAGTCGCATACTGGAGACTGTGCTTGTGGTCGCCGGCGCTCTGCATCCCGGTGACTCGGGAATAGGTGTGGCTGTGGCGACCACTGCTGCTCGTTGTGCCGGTCGTCGTCGAAATGATGTGGGAGTGCGGCACCCCCACCGAGGTCGTCGGGGTGCCGAATGCGTCAAAGTACGCCGCCTGCAGCGAATACGCCCGGTACGGCTGGCCCTTTACGTACACCTTGGCCGAGCGGATCGCCAGCGTCTTGGGCGGCATGTAGAATACGCAATCCAACTTGTGGTTAGCGTCTAGGCTGTCGGCGTAGGTGTACGAGAGGACGTTCCGGACAGCGTCGGAGTCATGGATATGGTGATAGCCCGCCACCGCGCTCACTTGCGCGCTCGCCGCGCTCACGTTTCCCGACGTGTCAAACGCCTTGAGCTTGACGTAGTACGTCGTGCCTGGGGTCAAGTCCACTACGTCGAGCCGCGCCTTCTGCCCCGGTGTCGCGGCGAGAGTGGCCTTGAGCGTGTCCGTGCCCGGAGTGAACCCGCTCGTCGTGCTCACGTGCACCTCGTACCCGGCCAGGTCTCGCTCCACGTTCGGCGTCACCACGTCGATGATGAGGCCCCGGATCGCGGGCCGCACGCTCGGCGCAGCGGGGGTCGCGGGCGCCGTCACGTCGCGGGCCACCACGTAATATGGCCCCGCCGCCTCGCTACGTCGCTGCCCCTGCCGGGCGTAGAGCATGTACCAGTTGCCTGAGCCGATCTCAAGCCCCTCGTGCTCATACCGCGGCTGACCGACCGTGGCGATCTGCACGAACCGGATAGGCTGTCCCTGCTCGTCCGTCTCCTGGGTCCACCACACCTCCCAGCGATCGGCATCGCCGGGTTGCCAGCGCAGGAACAGAATCCCCTGATCGAACACATGGTGGAACCCAGTCGGCGGCGCGAGCTCCCGCACCCGCTGTCTCGTGCCCAGCGCTGCGTCAATGAGGCGGCTGCGGCCCTTGCCCATGTCCAGTTTGATGGTGACGCCGCCCGTGCTGAAACTACGCGACTCCTCGACGATCCGGCTCACGGTCACCACGCCGGAGTCAGGGTCGACGACGCGCACCACATCCCCAGCGCGGAACATCGGCTCCTCCTCGGGTGTGAAAACCGCGCGCACACGGAACGATTGTTTGGGCACGTTGTGGCTCGCAAGATATTCCTCAGCAGCCGTCTCAAGCTCCGCTAGCGTCGACACATCGTCGAACGTCACCGTGCCCGGGTACTCGCCGTAGACCGCGATGCTCTCCGGGTCCCTCTTCACGGTCATCAGCCGATTGATGCCGTCGCCCGGGCCGTAGGCCGTCAACACATTGACGAGCTCATCGTCATCGTCGCCGAGCGTGTCGATATCCATGTTGGTGCCACTGCGGAGGACGAACTGGTTGGTGCGGTCCTCCCCAATCTGCGGGGCGAGATGAAGCTCGCCACCCTCGACCTCGAACTCCCACCCGGCCTGAGCGCATGCATCCTGAAGTACCTTGAGCGCGGTCGCATTGTCGGCCTCAATATCGGTCACCACGACTCCCGTCGACGCCGGGATGGAGCCGGCGGCGAGGATCGGCTGCGTCCGGGCGATCACCTCCACTGCGTAGAGCGCCGGCGTCTGCCCGACGGGATTGCCCTCGGCATCCTCACTCTCCCGGTCGTCGGTGTAGAGGTTGATGCGAACGTCGATGATCGCGGCACTGGTCGACGACGGCACCACGCCGATCTCGTCGGCCAGCGCACCGACGATCTCCGAAGACCACGGGCCCATGCTCGAGGGGTTAGTGCCGGTGCGGTACTGCATCGTAGTACGCACCGGACCGCCGTAGTCTGAGAGCCAACGGATGCGGTCCCAGGAGGTGAACCCGGGGACCTCGGCGGCGCGGAACCGAAGCACGATGTATCCGGACGCCTGATAGCGTCCGCTCCCGTCCTTGGCGAGCATGACAATCCCCGGCTCCGTACCCGTGTCGACGTTGACTCGTTCGACCGCGGCCTCCCACTGCGAGCGGTCCTTGACGCGGAGCGTCTCCCAGCCCCGTAGGAGGTCGCGAGCGACGTCAGCCAGGTCCATCCCATGCCACACCCGGCCGTACTGCGCCGGGGTGCGGCTGCGCTCCAGCAGAATCTCCTCCGTCATGCACTCGAGCGTGGTCGCCGTGCGGCCGAGCTTGCGCCCGACAATGGGGCCCGCCACGCGCCGCCGCGGCGTGGGTTCGATCTGCCACACCTCGACCAGCGCGGCGATTTGCGCTCCTTCGAGCTTCTGCGGCTCTTGCTGCCCCGGTGCGAGCGCCGCCCTCGTGGGTTGGGTGGCCGAAAGGAAGTAGTAAAGCTCGGAACCCTGCGGGATCGTCTCCTCGATCACCCGGCGAGGGATTGAGACGGAGAACGTGGTCGCCGCAGACGGGCGCCTCGAGTAGCGCCAACCGGTGATGTGGTCGAGGATTGCCAAGAGGTTTCGGTTGCGATCGAGGAGTCGAACCTGGTACACGTCCATGCTCCTTTCAGGGGCGCGAAAAAGCCGCCCGAAGGCGGCTCTCAAAGTCAAGCCAAGTCAGGTTGAAGGCTTCAACGCGTTCGGAATAGAAAGACCTCCCAGGAAGGAGGTGACAGTTCAAGTGAACGACGAACGTATTCAGTCCCTTGAGAAAAGAGTCGCGAGAATAGAACAAACGCTATGCCGGCTTGCCAGTATTCGGGGAGCTACCGAAAAAGACGTCTTGAAACGGATCAAGCAGATCTTCGAGTCGTTTGATTCTGAGATCCGTCAAGAACGAAGCCCGTACAAACCGCCGATGGGTGCAACGTTGCGCCGAATCACACCAGACGAGGAGTAAGCAAGGCCGCCTTTCAGAGGCGGCCTTTCCCTGATCCTAGAGTCGCACTAACGTGCGCTACTATCTGATTCGAGCCCTAGCGCTTTCCGTACCAGATTCGCCATACCTGGCGTACAGTTCGGGTGCTCCAAAATGTCTTCCAGAGAGCTAGGGTTGTCGTACATCTCGTCCGCCCTCTGCACATAAATCACATCTAGCGGCTCATGGCGTATTACGTATACCTCCTGATCACCCACCCAGCTACGATGCAACGGCGTTCGCGTCATCAATTACACCTCCACCACGTACCAGTTCACTGTCACGTCCTCCGTGCCGGTGTTTAGTATGCCAAAATTGAACCATTCGGCGGGGACATGAACAGGCTCCATAATCAGCGATAATGGTGTACCTCGACTACCATCAGCAACCAACACATTCACGCGATCCCCCATGACGTACTGAGCACTTCCGTTCTTAGAACCATTTGGCGTTAGCCGCCGCAATGCCAGATTCACTCTCACCCGCCGTTTTTCTTCTGGTGCTGCTACAAATGTCAAGATAAACCCGTAACGACGATGCGCTTGTACTACAGGAGCCTCGTTTGTGGCTGGCCGAAAGATCTCCACTCCGGGCGGTATGACCTCGTTGAGCCCCATAGCTACTAACGTTGCTCTGCCCGTTAGTGTCGCTTCTACGGGGAGACGGTTCGCTGTACTGATGGGCTGTCCATTTGGACCGTAGAGTATCGCTCTCGACGCGTTGTGCTCACCATAAACTCGCACCCATGCACCTTGCGTCGGGTCCCATACCTGCGGCACCGGGCTGGCGACCTGGCCAGCAGGCGGATTCGACTCTCGAATAAGACGGTCCACATCTCTCACTCCCTCAATACCAGCGTGGGCGATACGTCATGGTGATATCAACGTCCGGCGTACCGCTGCAGATCCAGGCAATCATGTTCGAACCTGGCATCAACGCGAACCCTCCGACGAGCCAATCCTCATGCGCGAGCGACATCTCCTCGACGCCGTTGCGACGCACGATGTACCTGGCGGTGTCGATCTCGATCACGTCGCCGGGTGCGAACGCCCCAACCAGGCGAATGGAGCGGCCCGTCGACACGAGTGTAATCCTCGGGTCACTGAAGCCGCCCCGCACCACCAGCGTCACGAGCGGATGGGTGGGCGCAGTGCCGTCGACGTCGATTGTCCACGCGTGATTCGACGCCGTGATAACCTCCACGTCCTGGTTCTCGGGGCCGTAGAAATATGGGTCCGGAGCCAACATGTTCACCGTAAGCTGGACCTCTCTACGCGCGTCAATCCACTCCTGCGGCGCCCCAGTCGGCCATGCGAACAGGAACCGCTCGTCGGCATCATGTTGGTAGACCTGGAGCGGCGGGTGACTCAAGAGCTCAAGGATCGAGTCGACCTCCGCCCGAATGGCCGCCGGGTCGGGGTAGTAGATCGGTCCCTCGATGCGAATCGTGCGCGGGCGCAGGCGGCTGCGTCCCGTCCGCACCGCACCCGGCCGATCCGCGAGCTCCGCGAGGGGGACCGAAATCTCTAGCGGAACCGACCGCCAAGAGATGGTCGGGGGGAGTATTTTCGTCGCCCCAAAAGCGTTCGCGATCAACACACTCACCTGGATTCGCCCCTCCGGTCGTAGGTAAGCCTATCTGCCAGCGCCTCCTCCAGCACATCGAGCACATCCTCGCCGATCTGCCGACCATCCGCCCCAAGCCCAGCGTAGACGTTGACGGTGATGCCACCAGGCCCCGCAAGCGCCAGGTCGCGCATCATCGGCAATCTCGCGTCCAGTAGGTCATGGATTCGGACGAGGATGCCCGTCTGCTCGTCGAGCCGCGCGAGTGGCGACAGGAGTGTTGTGAGGAGATCCCGGGTGGGACCCGTGATCTCCATCACCTGGCGCCCAGGACTACGACTGCGGTCGCCATCTCCGGTGTCGGTCTGGGGCGGGGTGGTGCTTCCGCCGACCGATGGGAATATCGCCCTCACGATCTGTCCGCCGAGCGCGGCGATTGCGGCGATGGCCGCAGCGATCACGCCGCCCGCCAGTACCGGCGCGGCAGGTCCCGCCCACCAGAAGAAAGCGGTGAGCGCCGCGAACGCCTGCGACAGATACGCCGTCACCGCCGTGGCGACGTTGGCCAATGTCTGCGTGAGCCAGGTGTTTTGGGCGATGAGGTTCCGGGCCAGTTCGGTTGCGAGCGAATTGAACAGCGTCCTGAAGCTGGACCCGATGAATCCGGCGAACTGATCGAGGATGCTCCCCCACGTAGCTGTGCCGTGGAAGAACTGGGCCGTGATCTCGGTCATCACTTCGCCCAGGCGCTTGCTCATGCTTTCGAGCGCCTGGTCGAACGCCTCAGCAATGGAGTACGCCGCCTCCACAGCGCCCTCAGACAGTCCCTCGAAGCTCGCCAGGGCCTCCGCCGTGTACCGGACGACCGGATTCGCTAGCCGCTCACGGAGCCGTTCAATGGCCTCGCCGATCTCCTCCACCATGTCAGGGATATACGAGTGACCCACGACCCTGTCATACATGTCGTAGAACCAGCCGGTGACATTTCGAACCTGCTCGCCCAGCCAGTTAAACGTGCGGCCCAGCTTGGTCTCGCTAAACCATTCAGAGATGCCCTCGGCCGTGTTGCGCACAGCGGCTACCACCGCATCCCGCATGGCGGTGAACAGGCCGTGAATGGTCAGCACCCACGAGGCCACCCAGTCCACAACGCCGTCCAGGGGACCGGCGATGATTCCCAGCACGCCGTCCCAAATGCGCGTGAGGATATCGAGGACACCCTCCCACGCTTCCTCCCAATCTCCCGCAAACAGCGACGAGAGCNCGTCCAGGATGCCGAGCAGCGTGTCACGGGCCGTCTCGAACACGATAGTGACGGCATCCCACGCTCGCTGAAATACACTGGCGACCCGCTCGCCGAACAGTCGTTCAATCAGACCAATAATCGACGTGAGAATGGTGTCGACGATGCCGAAGACGTTGTTCAGAGCTCCCTCGACAACGCCGGGGATAGCCGTCCACACCCGGGTAACAACACCGACAACCTCGTCCCATGCAGCAGACCAGTCGCCGCTAAACGCAGCCGTAAGCGCCCGCCAGACGCCCAGGAACGTGTCACGGAACACGTCCAGCACGTCGAGGATGGTGTCCCAAATGCCGCTCATGCTATCGGCGATCTCGTCACCGAACAACTGACGGATGACGCCGATGACCGCCTGCATGATACTGTCGGCAATGCCGACGATTCCGTCTAGCGACTGCTCGAATATCTCTGGCAGCGCATTCCAAATGCCGATGGCGACGTCTCGAATCTCCTGCCATGCGGCTTCCCAGTCGCCGCGGAACAGTGCCGCGAACGCTCGGATGACGCCCATTATGGCCTCGCTGCCGGTGTCCACAATGAGCCGAAGCGCATCGAACAGGCCGTCGACGACATCAGCCGTCTCGTCGCCGAACGCCCAACGAATCAGCGCCACGATGCCATCCATGGCGCCGTCGAGGATGGAAGTGATCAGGTCAAGGGCACCCTGCACCGTCGTCTCAATGACGTCCCACGCCCGGGAGACGACGTTTCTCGCCTCGTTCCACGCTGCCTCCCAGTCGCCGCGGAACAGTGCCGCGAACGTACGCACGATGCCGAGTATGACGTCGGTCAGACCGTCGACGATGTCTCGGATGACGTTGAACGCGCTCTCAACCACCGCGGCTGCCTCGTCGCCGAACGCCCAGCGAATCAGCGCAACAATGCCGTTCAGCGCCCCGTCGATGATAGTGCGGATGATGTTGAGAGCAGTCTCGACGACGGTCTCGATGGCGCTCCACGCCGTGTCGACGACATCCAGGATGGCCTCCCAGGCGCCCTGCCAGTCACCACGGAACGCAGCGGTCAGCGCCGTCCAGATGCCAAGCAGGATGTCTCTGGCGGCCTCAAAGACCACCACCACAGCATCCCACGCCTGCTGGAACAGGTCCGCCACGTCATCGCCGAACACGGCTCGAATGACATCGATGACGGCCGTCATGATGTTGTCGGCGATGTCGATGAGAGGATTGATGATGCCGGTAAACAGCTCGGGCAGAGCATTCCACAGGTTGGTCGCCGTCTCTTTGACGCGCTCCCACGCGCCTTGCCAGTCACCCTGGAATGCCAGAATGAACGCATCCCACAGGCCGCGGAGTACATCGAACACGGCCCCGAACACGGCCTTGACGCCGTCCCACAGCGCCTGCACGGCCTCCACGATCGGGGGGCCCCGTTCCTGCCAGACGGTGATCATCCACTCCGTGAACGGATCGATGACGTTGTTTCGCATCCAGGTGAAGGCGTCAGACACCATAAGCCGGAGGTATTTGAGCACGATAGACACGACCTCGGCCACGAACTCAAACACGGGCCCAATCTTAGGCACGTGCTCGGCCGCGTACGAGACAGCCCGCTCCACCGTGGGCAAAAACTTGAGTCCCAAATCGATGACGAGCGTAGATAATGCCGTCTTGACGGTGCCCCACACGGTGGCAAATTGATCGGCCCGCCGTAGGTCCTCATCGCTAATCACATGTGCGCTCGCCCGGAGGGAGGCCAGTTCCTCGGCGGTCATGTTGAGAACGGGTGCGATCTCCTCCGCAGTGTTGCCCAGGAGCTGCGACGCCAAAGCGTTGCGACGGGTCACGTCCTCCATTTGCTGGAGGGCACGAATGGTGTCCTCGAACACCGCCTCGCTCGAGCGGAGACGCCCACTGCTGTCGACTACTTGTACGCCGAGCTCCTGAAACGCCGCCGCAGCCTCACCGGAACCCTGAGATGCCTGCATGATGCGCTCCTGGAAGTTGGCGAGGTTATTGGAGGCCTGTCCCATCGACCAGCCGAATTGACGCATGACGTGGTCCCATTCCTGGAACCCGCGCGTCGAGAAGCCGGTGGTCTGGCTGAGTTTCACGACCTCCGTGGCCGCCTGGGTCGCACGAAAAACCAGCCCGGCCAGACCCGCCGCGGCAGAGCCTGCGGCCGCCGCGATGCCGGCCCCCCACATGCCGACCGTTCGCAGCATGCTGCCGAAGGTGCGCCCCGTCTTTTCCGCCTTGGCGTCCGTCTCGTCGATCTTGCGGTTGGCGTCTTCGTTGTCGATGAGGATACGGCCGAACAGCTTAAAGATCTCCACGAGGCGTTCGCCTCCTTTCGGCAGCTTTGCGAATTCGGTCGGCCTCGGCCATGATCTCTTCCCGGGATCGCCGACTTAGTGGCGCAACAGGCTTGATCTTCTGGTAGAACTCCTCGAACGTCTGATGCTCCTTCATCCACGGCAAAAGAGCGAGCCAATGCTGGTATGCCCGCTCCTCCCGGCGACGTTCTGCAGCTTCGGCCAGAAGTTCGAGGAAGTCGTCCACCGGGAGTGATAGTACATACTCAATGTTGTGATACCGGCTGAGAAGCAGATCGTGCAGTTGCGCAGGCGCTACTTCGCAGCCGACTTGAAAAAATCGAAGAACTTCGAGTCCGTAACAAGCGTCTTCAAGGTCTCGAACAGTTCCTCGATAGGCTGTTCCTCAAGTTCCTCCCGGGGCGTTCCGGTAAAGAGGCTGAGGAAATCCATGACCTCATTCTCCGCGTCGGGGAGGCGCTCAACGAGGATGCCGACGAGTTCCATACCGGCCGCCTCAACGTCGCCCTGGTTCGCCTTCTCCCGCAGGCGCATGATCTCGCCCAGGAGCTCCTTCCCACCGATGGCCCGGACCATCCTAAGGAACGGGAAGAAGTGCTTCGTCTGCAGCGTCGGCTTGCTATCAGCCACGGTAACCCTCCTTCAAGAGCGGAGGGAGCCCCGAAGGGCTCCCTTATGCAACATCGACCCACTTCACTTCCCACGGCTCCTCCTCGCCGAGGCGGCTCGCCTCGTCGTAGGTGGCCGTGAACGTCACCTGCTGCACGACCTCATCGCGCTCCGCCATCGTCCACTGCAAGTTGCCTAGGTTGATGGCATTTTTCAGCGTGATGATGCAGGCGCGCCCATCCATCGTCCGTCCCGTCCACGTCACGGTCGCCTGGTAGTCACCGTCTTCGACGTCCTGCCTGCCAGTAAACGTCGTCTCGCCATCCTGCGTAGCAACCTTGGTCGCGGGGTAGAGTTTGGCGAGGTTGTCGGTGATGATCTCCAGGCTATTGAACTGGAGCGTCGCCACGCTCTGCACGAGTCGAATCCGGCCCTTGACCGGGCCCCGGTCGCCGTCCGCGTTCACCTGTCGGTACTCCCGCGTCACGGTGAACTGCCCGCCGCCGCGAGTGAGGCCCACGTCGGTACCATTGATTGCAAACACGCCCTCGCCGAGCAGGATGTTTTCACGTGCCATTGAACTGGTACCCCCTTTGCTCCTCGAACGACCTTAACTCGAAGATTGCCTTCCTCCGCCTTATCCGCTCATCATCGTCATCTACCGGGAACCGACGATCCCGGTAGATGACGAATGCAACGCCGTCTGCTATGACCACGCGCTTATGCAGCGCCTGGTCCACCGCCTCCATGAGCTGCTCCAGCGTCACGGTCGAGCCGTCCGCCGGCGCATCCCAACCGTCCACATCGAGAACGAATCGCTCCAGTCCGGGCTCGTCGATGGCGTTTTCGAGCAGGAACACCAGGTACGGGAATTGCGCGGCGTCCGGCGCTCGCTCGTACCAGACCTGGGGGTGAACGGCCTTGAGCGCAGTTTGGACTGCTTTGCGGATCTCAAGAACCTTCATCACCCGTCTCCTCCCGCTCGTCGATGAGTCCCAGCGCCCGGTTCTCGTCCTCGACGTGCTGCAGGTACTGGCCCTGGATGAGCCGGATGGTGTCGATGTTGTCGAGCACAATTCGCCGCAGGGTGCCTCGACGGGGCTGGCCGCGGGTGCCGAGCTCCTGTTGGGCGCCGTACCAGCTGTCGTGTTTGAAGCCGATCAGCAAGTCGGCCTCTTGCTTCCGCACCCAGTACTGAG